CCAGCTTCGACGGCCGATACTATTCTTGGCTTGTCAAATGTGGCTGCAATCGGTACATCTCCAATTAAGTACACGAGCGATGTTGACGTGTATGAAGGCGGCTATGTAAAAGGCATTGCAACAGGTGGTGCTACTGGTGGGTCGTTTACGATAATGGCTGACTCGGCCGGTATCGAAGGCAACCTGACAAAAGTAACTGTTTCTGTTGATCCAGAGAACGGCAATATTGGTTTACAAGTTTTTAACAACGAAGCTAATGTTGAAACATACGCTGATCTCAACAAGGATGAAACAGACACAACTAACTATATTGAAACTATTAACACATCTTCGCACTACATTAGTATCGAGGACAATACTAGTACGGAGGATAGGCCGGCTGCTGGCACATACACGCTTTCGGGTGGTACAGACGGTATTCCGGCCGATCCAGACGATCAGTCTGATGTTATTATTGGTACTCAGGCTTTAACAGCTGCTGGTGCTGCTACTGGTTTGTATGTTCTTGGTGAACCAGAAATTTTAGACATTGACTTAGTTGCAGTTCCTGGCTACTCATCTACAGATGTTATTTTAGCCTTAATAGACCTTTGCGAGAATCAACGTCAAGATTGTATGTGTATAATTGATCCTCCATATGGTATGAGTGTTGACGAAGTAACTAGATGGCACAACGGTATTAGTTCTATAAACACCACTAAATTCAGTAGTGATTTTGCAGCACTTTACTGGCCGTGGATGAAGATTAGGGATTCTTACAACAAAGTTGATGTTTGGGTTCCACCTTCGGGTCCAGTGCTTGGAGTTTATTCTTACTCTGAAGCTGTATCGTTTATTTGGACTGCTCCAGCAGGCACGGAAAGAGGCAGAATTGAAAGTGCTTTAGAAGTAGAATACATGCCGTACAGAGACGAACGCGACTCGTTGTACGGTGGTGGCAATGCTGTAAACACGATTGTTAACTTTACAGCAGAGGGCATTCTTGTTTGGGGACAAAAAACATTGCAAAGAAGAACAACAGCTTTAGACAGAGTAAATGTAAGAAGGTTGTTGTTGTATTGTGAGAAAGAAATTAGCAAACAGTCCAAACCCCTTATCTTTGAACCAAACAACGAAGATTTGTGGGAAAGGTTTACATCAATGGCAAGGTCGGTTCTAGAGACGGCAAAAACTAACGGTGGCCTTTACAACTATGCTGTAAAATGCGACGTGGAACTCAACACGCCCGAAGTTATTGATAGAAACGAGTTGAGAGCTCAAATTGGCATTCAGCCAACAAAAGCTGCTGAGTTTATTTTCATTGAATTTTCTTTGAGTAACACAGCTAGCTTGGAGGAATAAGTAGAGTAGGAATAAAAATACAAAATGGAGGGTACACGCAAATGGCTCAAAATATGTCCATAGGTGAAATCGGTACAGGTAAAATAATCAAAAGAAAGTTTAGGTGGACTATATCTCTTGGCAATACTGCAACTAGGTATGTGGAAGATTGGATGGTTAAAACAGCGGCCAGACCAAACTTGTCTTTTGAAGAAATAGAAATTAACCACTTACACGAAAAAATATGGTTAGCTGGTAAAGCAACGTGGGATGCTCTTTCAATGACGATTTTGGATGTTAAAGCGGGCGACTCTGTACACAACTGGATCAAGAAGGTGTTTGACTTTAGCAATGAGGACGGAACAGTTGGTAACATGCTTATGGGAGACCCTGACGGGTCTACTACAGCTGCAAACATACCAAACTCGTACAAGTCTGATGCAGTATTAAAAATGTTTGACGGCCAAGGCAATACTTTGGAAATATGGACTTTACACGGTTGCTGGCCACAAACAATAAACTGGGGCGATCTAGACTACTCGTCTTCTGACACTCAAGATGTTGAGCTTACAGTAAGGTACGATAGAGCATTGCTGCAACGGCTCGATCAATAACAATTTTTGTTTTGTTTAAAAAATCGTTGTAAATGGAAATAATATTTGGATCGACAACTAGGCAGTCAATGTCCATTGGACTTCTTGGCGACGGCACTAGAAAGTTTTTAAGAAAATTTAGATGGTTATTTCATATTAAAAGTGTCTTTGCTGACGGCATTGGTGGTAAATTTTGTAAACTAGCAGCCAGGCCAAGTGTAAGTTTCGCGGAAGCAGTATTAAACCACCTTACTGAAACTATTACCATTCCTACGCGAGTCGAATGGCAACCACTTTCTATTACTGTGTTTGATGTAACAAATGGCGAGTCGGAACACCTTTACGATTGGGCAAATAAATTTTACGATTTTAAAACTGGTAAAATCTACCCAGTAGTCGGCAATAAGTTTAAAACAGATGCTACATTAGTAATGCTCGATGGCCAAGGAAGTACTGTTGAAGAGTGGACAATAGAAAATTGTTGGCCACAAACAATAAACTGGGGCGATCTAGACTACACTTCTAACGACACAGCCGACATAGAGCTGACATTAAGGTACGACAGAGCGCACATGGAACGAAAAAATGCAGCAACAACACGTAGCTTTGTAGTATAGCGGTTATGTTCTTCTCTTTTTAGGTTCTGGCTCTGGTTCAAGTTCCGGCATTCCAAACAACATTTGTTTTTTTCGCCGCGACAGTCGCCATTCTTTAACAAAATCGGTGAGTTTATCCTTAATTTCTTGTTGATTTTGTTTTTGCTTCTTTTCTATTTGTTCGAATTTTTTTTGTAAGTCTGCTAACATTTTTTGATTTTGTTTTATTGTCGAACGAACAAACAAAAAGTGTACTAAAAGAGCTGTTTTTACAACATTAATGCTACTAATAATTTTTTGAGTGTCGGACTGAGCTCTTTTTGTTTCGTTTAACAGCAACTCGTCGCCTTCTTTGGACAGGTCCAAAGTTTCTATAAGCATTTTTGTCATATTATCCATGCTTTGTTACCACCCAAATTCGCCGCGAATAGTGTCTAGCGATTTTTCTAATTCTTTTGGTCGAACACTCATAATGCGGCATATTTTAGATTTATTTATTCTGCCCTTTTTAGTAAAAACATCGTTGTCTTCTAACATTAGTTTAACTAATGCACCCAAACCTTTTTGTGTTAACCGTGCACAACATTCATCAAATTCAATAGTGTTGCTTGGCAAATTAGGTGGGTGTGTTTTTGTGTTATTTTTATTACGCTTCTTCAAAGACTTGGTTTTTTCCTTTGTAAGAACCACTGTTTAAATCTCCTACTAACAACATTTGCCTCTCTAAAAATCTCTTCTTTAGTTCTTGGTAGTTTCGTGCGGACCTGTACAGCTGTCTAAAGTGATTGAGTATTATTGTTGTAAAATAGTTAAAAGCTTTTCCTTTGTCGGAATTAAACTTGTGTTTTTTTTGTAAGCATATTAGAACAGCTTCTTGTAATGCGTCTTCCTTATCTATCATTTTAAATTGAAAAGCTCTTATAATGTTTTCAGCTAACAAATATAACATTTGTACAAGCTTTAGCGCGTCTTTTTCAGTAGGTTTTTTTGAAGTGCAAGTTTTAATTTGCTCTTCGAAGTCTTTATTATTTATATACTCTGGCATTGTACGAAGAAAAATCCAATATGGAAAAAAGCAACTCCAAAAAAATCGACAGTTTAAAAGAGAAATCCTTCAAACTGTTCGAAGCTGGTCAGTACTGGCGCAGTGTTTACGAGTGTTTAAGAGGCTTGGTACTATCGCCCGAAAGCCAGTGGGTGTATTTTTTGTTGGGTGTAAATTATAGTAAGTTAAACATGCCCGTTCAGTCGCTGGCATGTCTTAGTTTTTTTGTGGATAGTAGTAAAAGCAGAACTTCTAAAGAGTATAATACTGCTCTCTATATAATAAATCAACTTAAGCAAAAACTTACAAACAAATAACAATAAATTAAAATTTTTTGAAAACATGTCAAATATAACAGTTACAATGATAGTTCGCGATAGCGAAAAAACTCTGGAAAGAGCCCTTTTATCAATCAAACCTCTTAACCCTCAAATCGTAATTTTGGACACTGGCTCCAAAGACAACACTATGTCTATAGCAAAAAAATACACTAATTTTGTATTTGAAAAAACGTGGGTAGATGATTTCTCTGTAGCTAGAAACGAGACCTTACAATATGTTTCAAACGATTGGATTATGTATTTGGATTCGGACGAATGGTTGCACGATAGTGCTCCAGCTAAAATATTGTCTATAGTTAATCAAGAACGTCCTGAATTTCCATTTTATAGTTTTGAGCTACACCAAGGCCCTATGCGGTTACCACAAGTGAGATTGTGGCACAAATCAAGGGGTGCTAAGTGGTACAGGCCTGTACACGAATTGTTGTTACCAAATGCTCCAAGAGGAGTAAAAGAAGACATAGTAGTTTATCACGAAAGCCGACCCGAAGAATTGTCGTCTTCAAAAAGAAACATTACAATTTTGAAAAAAGCAATGGATGAAGACCCCCACGACCCATTAAACCACTTTTACTTGTCAGTGGAATACAACATTGTTCAAGAGTACGACAAGTCAGTGTACCACGGACTAAAGTTTTTAGTTACAGATCAAAATGTAATGCTTGGTCGCAAAATGTACATTAAGTACGTGCTTGCTTGGACTTACGCTTGGAAGAAGCAAGAAGCAAAGCTTGCAATCAAAAATTGTATCGAGGCGCTGGCTGTAAACATCTGTATTCCGGAATTTTGGTGCGTGCTCGGCGATGTGTACCTTAACTTATTTAGAAAAATTCCACAAGCGCGATGTTTTTACAGAAATGCAATTCACTTTGGAAAGTATCACCCAAAAGGCATGTGGTTAAGAGACTTAGAAAAATCGTCTGTGTACCCCGAACATATGATTAAAAAGTGCGATGTGTTAGAAAGTAGCAAAATTAGCAGAACAACTCATCCGGAATAT